CCTTTTAAAAAAGCTGATTCTTTACCTTTCATTACGCATATATAAGGATGTGCTGCTCCTTCAATTTTTGTTAAAAATATACGTTCGGAAATTACATCATCATCATCCCAAACCAAAACTTTATCACCTCGCTTGAATTCTGGTTCTTCTGTTGGTAGTTCGATTACTTTGGAGTCGCAAGGGGTTAGATTAAGATTAAATTTACCATTAAATATGCCGTAATACCATCCTATACAATCACCATCAGCATCCTTATCACCCCCTAAACTTTTAAAATATTCTATAACTTTTTTCCCGTGTTGTTCGTTGAGAACTTTAATGCATTGATTTTTCATAGTTTTTTATTTTTATTCTACAAATATATAACTTTTATTTCAATTACACAATAAAAAAGCCTAATAAATTAATATTAGGCTGTGGTTTCGCGCAAAAAGCAATTAAAAAGGTTCGTTTTCCACCTTCTCAGGTACACCAAAAGCGTCATTTAAGCTTGCTAGAGGAACTATTGATTCTTTTTCAAAGATTGGAGTTGAGAAGATGGGAGTTGTTGTAAAAGATAGTTTAGGTGCTACCCCTTTAGCTTCATCTGGTTTAAATATTCTTTCGGCAAATACATCTTGCATATCTTTAACATCACTACCCCTCCTTTTCAAATAAAAATAATATGCAATTCCTACAGGGTCGAAACTAGCCGTATTACCGCTACCATAAATTTTAAAATCTTCTAACCAATCATAAGCCTCTTTTGCAAAAACCATAAATTTATCAGTTAAGTGCATTCTCCAAGGAAGTACTTTTACATATAGTACATCGCACAACTTATAGAATTGCCCTGATGAATAAATGTCACTTTCTTTAGGTTTATGTTGTTTGGGGTTATCAAGCCTTTGTAAAATATTATCATTAAGTTGGTTCAAGATAAGGAAGCTAATGAACCAATGCATATCTTTTAATCTGTTAATCTGTGTAAGGAATGAATCAATGGATGATTTTTGACTTCCTTTGGTATCTAATATGTTTTCAAGATTATCAACCGTCACTACTATTTTTTTAGTTGGGAATGCATCAATTATAGATTTAACATCGTCAAAAAACTGTTCAGGTGTAACTGGTTCATTTTGATAATAGATATTATCATTTCTGTGAATATCACATATTTTACCAAGCTCTATTAATTCTTCTGCTGTTGGGCTGTTATATAATATTTCAGCTTGTGTTTTATTTGTTTTTTGCGCAATATCCCGAAGTAAAATTTTAAAGAAGTTTAATTCGTAATTACCATTAATCATAACTACATCAGGTTCATTTTCTTTAATATGACTCTGAATTCTTTCTAAATCAAAAGTTTTACCTGCAAATGACCTTGCACAGATTCCAACAATTAGTGAAGGAGTTAATCCTCCGAAACAAGCTTTATTTAAGTGCGAAATGCCTGTACTTATGGGCTTTACTTTTCCTGATTGAAAATCAGCTATTAGTGAAATTGTTTTATTTGTAAGAGCTGTAGATTTATAGAGAGCCATATGTTATTTTTTATTCTAAATTTTTATCTTTCCAAACTTTATTTACGTATTCTAGGTTGTCTTCATAGTAAGTCCACAACGGGGATTTATCTAAAGTTTTATGTTTATCATATAAACTAGTAGGACTCCAACAAATATTATCTAACATATTACTTAAAACTCCTCTTGGATTTTGCTCCATAAAATCTCTAACAGAAATTCCATCTTGTTCATTAAATGTATCTTGAATAAAACATTGTAATAAAGAAGCTAACTTATTTCCTTTTATTTGAGTGGCAGTTTTAAACCACTGAATTCTTCTTTTAGTTTCAGTTTTATTTTTTACTATTCCTCCACTTTTACTTTTATAAATGTTAATCAACCAATTGGCTATAATCTCTGTTTCATCATCAACAGCTCCTTCGTATGATAAATCTGTTAATAGTTTTTTACCCGTATCCGAAACACGTAGACTGATATAAGCATGTTCATCTTTCTTTTGTCTCTTAATATTAGTTAGTAAAGATAGTGCCTCTAATCGCTTAAAACAATCATCTGTGAGGTTATCTATAAGGAACTGACTCTCCTTTTGAGAAATTGCCACAAGAAGAACTAAATCGGCGAATTGTAATTTACTTTTACAAAGAACAGATAGGTTAATATACATACTTTCTAATAATTTTCAAATTGTCATCTATAAAAACTACTTCATCCGAAATAATTTCTAATAAAGCGCATCTTCTACATCTAGGCAGATATTTAGAATCTAATTTATCTGTTCTATCATTCCACTCATCTAACTCCCAACTAAACCCATTACTGATATTATCATCACTGCAACTTGTTCTATCGTGCTCAGGATATAAGATATCTATTAATTCTTTTGTTTCCATAATTATTATTTTAATTTTTTCGCGCAAAAACAACTAAAACAGAAGATTTTTACGCTAAAGACAATAAATAAGCACCATAACATAAAGCTATAATAACTATATAAGGGATTAAGCCTAAAATTAAGTCTTTAAATTTCATAATTATTTTTTAAATTCTGGTGTAATATTTAAAAGGCAGATTAATAAAATCACCCACCACGCCGATAAGTCTCTATACATTACAGCCCACATAAATCCTGCTACTAAGGTTAAAGCATAAATATAATATACTACAAAAACTAGGTATTTCATAACTATTCTTTTTTAAACTCTTTACCTAAAATATTATAAATAGTATCACTAAACTGTTCACCTAAAAATTCAGAAAAAGTTCTGTAGGAATTGGGGTATTCTTCACCATTAACAAAGTCATCAATATACTTACTAATCTTATCTTTTATTAACTGTTTATTCTTTTCTATTTCTTGTTTGGCGATTTTATTATAATCGTCGGGAAGATGGTAAACGGTTAATTTTTTAATATTGCTTTTAGTCTTCTCTTTTAAGTCTTTCACTAGTTCATCTTTATCAAAGTCCACCATATATTCTTCGACAGCTTTTAAAGCTCCTTGTCCTATATAATAATCCAAATTAGATTTTCTATTGGGGTTTTGACTTCCTAAACTATCTTCGAATAGCTCTTTGGCAACTTCTTTAGCTATTTTCTTTAATTCATCCGCAGATAAATATTTTTCTAGTACCTCTAAATCTTTAATCGTTGTCATAATGTTTTCTGATTTTATTCAAGTCTTTCATAATTTCTTGTTGTTTTTACAAAGATATATTTAATTATTGATATACCCAAGATATTTTTAATAAATTTTAATAGTTGGTTTTGAAGATAAGTGCCAAAGCTTAGTTATATCACTAAAATACACTCGGCTTGGTTTCTTCTTTTTAATTGTATTGTAATTTGTATTAATTATACGGGTTAGTTCATCTTTAGCTTCTTCATAAGTTGAAAAGCCCCTTTTCTCTTTATCATCCATAGCTTCCACATTCAAAGTATTCATAATAATCTAAATGTAAAAATTGTTCTAATTTTGCATTTAAGCCGCTTTTTAAAATGTACTGTTTTATATCCTTTACTGCCGATTTTGAAATATCATCCGTGGTGGTGGTGAAAATTCCGCCAGCAAAAGAGTGAAAAATAACTTGCTGTTGTTTCTCAAAGTTTAGTGTAACTTTATCCCCCTCTTGTGTGTAATTAAGTAGCTTAATCATAATAATAATTTAAGATGTAAACAATATCTTTTTCTTCTTCCTCGAAATAATAAGTAATATATTCAATTGAACCATATCTAATACCTTCGTGTTCAGACATGTCTCTTTGAAATTTCCCTTTTAAAACTTTTCCGTCAGTAGGAAAATCATACCATTCATCAATCTGCTCCATTAATTTATCAAATGTTGAAGATGCAAATTGAGGAGAAGTGTCGTCACTCCATTGTGCTAACCAAATATCTTTCATAATAATTCTGTTAATAGTTTAGGTGTATAGTCTACACCTTTATAATACTTAAGTTATTCTTTAATGTTTTTCCATATAATCTATCGGCTACATAATTATAACCAACACCTAATGCATTAGCTACTTCTCTAACAGAAAAGTAAAATACACCTGTCTGAGGGTCTAAAAATATAGAGCTATTATAATGAAACTCTCCTTTTAGTACAGTTTTATTTTTAATCATTTTTGCAATTGTTTCCTCTGAGTGTTTTTATTAAACATTGGATTATTACTTCCTATCATTGGGGGTGGCGGGGGATTACCCTTACCTTCTATTCTAAGTTGTTTTTGTGCATTTGATAGTTTTTGTCTTGTTTCATAGCTCATAACTCCTTTAACATCCTCACAATTACTTAACCTACAATTCAATCCACCATTTAGAACATCATAATGGTCTTGCCAATATCGTTCTCTGCAATATAAATTTTCTATTTCGCACTCTTCAATTATTTCAAAAACATGATTTTTTACTCCGTGTTTTATAAATGACCTATAAAGTTTTGTTTGAGATTTGCAATTTTTTAAGGCACTATAATGTAAAAGTCTTTTATTAACATCTAAACTTTCACCAATATAAATCCTATTAGAAGGGCTTGTTATTTTATAAATACCTATAATTACTTTTTTACTCTCCATAATTCTTACTAAGAATGATGGTCTATTATTTCATATTCTTTACCTTTTAACGACTCTTTTATCTCAAAATAACTATAAGGTCTAAATTCAGAATGTGTGTCAAAACCTACATCCATAGTCTTTCCTTGTACATTTTTTAAACTTCCATGTGAATGCCCAAAAAGCATATATGCACCTCTCCCTGCTTTATTCCAAGTTCTAAATGAATAGTGCGATAATATAACTTCTTGTTTAATTGGTTTTTCTCCTTGTTCTATAGGTTGTTCAATTACAACTATTTCTAAGTAGTCATTTACAGAAGTGAAAAGACCATTACTGTTATCTTTATTTTTGCGAATTTCTTGGTCGTGGTTTCCGAGGATAAGATGAATATTTTTACAGTTTAACTTTTCTCTGAACTTACGTATATTTGAAACGTTTTCATCATTCTTATAGTCTCCAAAAGACCAATCACCTAGGCAAAATAAAATATCATTTTCACCAACAGTTTTATTTATATTATCTACTAAGGTATTATCATGTTCTTCTACCGTTTCAAAATCTCTTGTTCCTTTTTTACCTTCCCAAGAAGATGTCCCTCTAACTATTCCTGCGTGACCATAATGCGGGTCAGAGCAGAAGAAAATATTCTGTTTGTTATTTATTTGTATTTTCATATCTACCTATTTACTATTTTATACCATAAAGCAACTATCATCCACCTTACTATTTCATAGATTATTAATGCTATTATCATTTTCATACTTTATTGTTTTATATATTCATAGTTCATAAATTCTTCAAGTAAACCATTATCTTTTAAATAATCAAATATTGGTATCATTCTACCTAATTTAGTCTTTGATTCAGTTTGTTTAGGCTTTGTTAATTGTTTTTTGCCGAAAAATTGGTCTAAAGTATTCCTTCCAACTCTCTTAACTCTACCGTAAAACTGTTTTTGTTCAGTTGTGTAGGTAGCCATGAGAGCATCATACTCAGCTTTTTCTCTTTTACTCTCATCCCACATATCTTTATTTAAAGGAGCGTCGTTACCTTGTAATTCCCCACTCTTAATCTTTTTATCTACAAATGAAGCAAATCTTGCAAAGTTATCTTCAACTTTAAATCCTGTTTCCTTTGTAAACATTTTTACTGTTTTTATTGCATTTATTTGCTTTCTGTTGCAAAAAGATTCTAGTCCTCTATCCATAATTATTTATTTTTTACAAATGTACGTTATTTATTTTATTCTTGCAAGATTATACTGGTAAATTTAATTTAGAAAGCATTGCAGTTGAAACATGACAATAAATCTCAGTAGTTTTTACATTACTGTGACCTAAATGTTTTTGAATATACCTAAGGTCTGTTCCAGCTTCCAAAAGGGCTGTTGCATTTGAATGTCTTAATAAGTGCATATGATAATCTTTACCAATGTATTTTTTAACTAACTGGTTACAACTTGTCGACGAATACTGTAAATCAAACTGACCATTAAATAAGTACTCTTTTGGGTGGTATTCAGTAAAATAAATACGCAATAAATCTAAAACTTTTTGACTTAAAGGAACAATTCTGTCTTTATTACCCTTAGAATTCCTAATAAATATAATCATTCGTTTGCTGTCAATATCCGATATTAAAAGATTAATGACTTCCGAAACTCTCATACCAGTAGAATAAGTCATTGTGAGTAATGCTTTGTGCTTGGTGTTTGTTATTTTATCTAATTGAGAAAGTAAAAATTCTTTTTCAATAATTTTAGGAAGTTTCTTTTCTGAACGAGG